CGCCCGAGGAAAACCAAGCCTCCCCCGAGCTAGAGGACATTCGCAGGAACACGATTACCGACGTAGCTGACCGCAGAACAGTAGGCGAACGGATCATGGCCGCTCGCGAAGAGCATTTAACGGACATGCGTAAACGGGCAATAATGAATTGGGCCGACAACTTGCGTGGAGTTGCCTTCAAAATGGACGAGCAGTCTGGCGCGGGATCAGCCGACACCGTGGACGCTACAGTAAATCCATTTATACAGATGCACATCTCGCGCAAGGCTCGACCAATTGCGAAACTGTGGCTGACGACAGGTCAATCGCGCATGACTCCAGACGGCGACATTGAAGCGATACCGGGTTCATTAGGGTTGAAGCAAATTTACGCCATTGCCAGAGATCCGAAAAAGAACGGCTCGAAAAGCAAAAAGTTTGCAAAAGAGATGCAGATCAATGCCGAGTTGTATATCGCGGCTTTAAGCGCAGAAGAATTGCTGGCTCAAGGCAGAGAGAAGAACTTCGGCATCGACCGAGACGCTTTCCAAAAAGCACTTGCAGAAGGGCAAGACGTGACCGAAATGGATTTCTTTAGCCAAGAACTCGCTGAACAGCGGATAAAAACCATAAAGGAATTTGCGGAGAAATACCCAGTGCTAAAAGAAGTGCAGCGGGAACACGCTAAATGGAGCAAGGCATTACTCGATTTCGGTGACGCAAATGGTCTTGTTAATGCAGAAAGCCGAACAGAGTTTGAACGCGACTTTTACACTCCAATGTACCGCGTCGATGAGGCCGCTCAAGTAGCCGATGCGATCAGGGGGCCTGATGGCGGGCTAAAGAACCCCAAGGAGGCGAAGAAGATCATTAGACGCCTAAAGGGTGGGACAGGTCGAGTAGCCGTCTTGGAGAATCAGATCAAGGGCATGAACGCTACGATTGAGCAGTCTTACATCAACATGGCAAAACGCACGGCGGTTCGCTATTTTGGAGGCAATGCGTCTGTGATGGTAAGGGCGAAACATACCCCAAAGCCATACAAGACCAGCAAAGGCGAATTGATAGAGGCACTTGCCACACAACGTTTTTACGACTTACAGAAAACCAATGAGTTGCCACCAAAGGTTAAAGGCGATCTAGCGGCGTTTATTCGACTCGCTAAGAGCAAGGCAGCAGCTGGGCAGTTTGATCTAATCGGCATGACAAATGAGAAAGAGCTGGACAGAAGCGTAACCTTATTTCGGATGCAGCGGCCAATGGGTGACAACATTATGGTCGTGATGGAGGATGGAAAGCCCCAGTATTGGGAAATCAAAGATCCAATGTTCATGGAGTCCGTTAATGCAATGGGCCCCGACGTATGGAAACATGCTGATAACTTCTTCATTCTGTGGTTTGCTATTAAGCCTAAGAACCTGCTCACCCGCATGATTACCTCGACTCCAAGCTTTGTGGGGCGGAACTCATTCCGCGACACCATAGCGGCATGGGCAGCAAGCAAGGAGCTTAAAATACCAGGACTTTCCGCAGTCATTGGAGCCAAGAAGATACTAATGACCAAAGACGGGTTTATGGACAACTTAGGGTTTTCGGGGCTAGGGGATGAAGGTTACGACATGTGGAAGGGAAACCCGATGATTCCGAAAAATGCACGAAATGACTTTATGAAGCTGAGCAAGAATGAAAGGCGCGGTTTCCTCGGTAGCGTCATCAACACTCCTGCAAAGTGGGCAAAAGCCTACATGAAAGCGGTTGAGATGAGCGAAATGATGAATCGCGCAGGACTTGCAAGCGCAGTCATAGATGCTGGCGGATCAAATATGATGGGGGCTTACCGTGGCTTAGACCTTACAAACTTTAGTTCTCACGGTGGATATGGGCCAGCACGTTTAATCATGCACACCGTCCCATTCCTTAATGCTCGTATCCAAGGTCAGTATTTCCTCGCTAGGAACGCGGCGATGTTGGTGAGACCAAACCATAAGGAGCAAGGTAAGGCGTTCAGAAATAGCATGTTGATGCTTACATTCGCAACTCTCGCACTCGCAGCGGTCAACTGGCGCGATGAGCGGTATTGGGCGTGTCCACAATGGGAGCGTGATATGTATTACCTATTCTTCTTCGACGACGACAGCCCAAACCCGAGCTTCCGTATGCCCAAGCCTTTTGAAATCGGCGCGATTGCTTCGACTATCCCAGAATGGATCGTTGGATCAATTGGAGGCAAGCTAAGTGGTGCCGAGGGCAAGGATGCGATCACACGCTTACTTTCTCAGACTCTCGCAATGAACCCCGGCGTGTATTTGACGGCGGGTTATGAGCAAGTCGCAAACGTGAACTTGTTTACGGGAATGCCAATTGAGAATATTGGTGATCAATTTGAGACCAACCCGGAAGACCGATACGACGAATATACCCCCGAAATGTTCAAGACCGCAGCCAAGGCGATGCCAGACAGTTTCCCCGAATGGTCACGCAGCCCTAAGCGCCTAGAACATATGTGGCGGGCGACGCTTGGCTCAGTGGGCATGTATGTTGCCAATTCCACTGATATGCTTTGGCGCAGGGCTAGCGGCTCACCAGCGCGGCCTAAACGTCAATGGCGCGACCAGGAGTGGGTGGGTGGTGCCATTAGATCGTTCTTTCCTTCCAGCACTCCAAAGCCGGATAAACATGTCAGTGAATTTTACGAACTACTCAAAATTACGGATGGCTTATCGTCGCGGGCACAGTATTACCGAGAGCAGGGTCAGCCTGAGAAGGCGCGTAAGATTGAGCAGGATAACCGCGACGCTTTGCGGATGCTTCCCCTGCTGGAGTCCACGAAGACGCAAATAAGCCAGATTACGAAGCAGAAGAATGCAATCATCGGGAATCCAGTGATGTCACCCGAGGCCAAAAGGCGTCAAGTTGACATTCTGACCAACAAAAGGAATCAACTTGCCAAGCGGACGTATGACATATTCCAGCGGCCAAGGTAAATTTAGTGCTTGCGGCTTAGCTCAGGGGCGTTTTACCATATTACGTATGGGAATGTACACAAAAATGGGAATTCAAGTTGATCTACGTAAGGATACACCAAAAGATGTAATCGAAACACTAAACGCCTTGGTTAGTGGTAAAGATCCGTCTTTGTTATTGACGGATAAGCCTAAACGATGGGGATATATGTTCACTAATGGTAGCCTTGTCTCGCTGGGAAATGCAGGAGTTCAATTGAGCCTACTTGCGGCAGGAGAGATAAAAAACTATAATAATGAGATCGAAGCGTTTTTTGAGTGGATAATGCCATACGTGGACGGCATGGAAGGTGACTTTATTGGATATACTCGATACGAGGATAGCGATACGACTATTTCGGTGCTCTTAAAGGACGTGCCAGAAACGCCTAAGCCTGACAGTTTGGGAATACGGGCATCAATCCCGTTGGAAACGATCCTAAGTGCAATTGAGGCTCTTGCGTTAGGGATAGAATTTGGAAGAGAAGTTTTATCCACACACGATTGTGCGCTAGGTCGAACAATATGGCGAAACCGAGTTGCAGCAGAAATGATGGAAGCCGATATTGAGCAAATGCTTCAAGCGCACAAGGCACTTCGCAGTATTTCCGAGGACTCTAAGCAGCTTTAAGGCGCATGTCTCACCGATTGCAACCGATTGAAGAGCAGTGAAAGCATACTCAAGGTATGTGGCCTACAAAGCTCATGCCAGAAAGTAACCTTAGACTGACCCGCGACGAAGAGCAGGAGTTGATTACGTATATTGATCAACGCCTAACTTCTCTTGAAGCCCAAAACCGTGACCGCATTGATGCGGATAAGCGCAGTTTGCGTTCCTACGAGCGCGACAAGAGCGACCGCGCAGGTGAAGCTATCTACGCACGGTCAAATTACAATATTCCGTTAATTTCACTGGTAGTAGACCATTTCTCCAGCCGATCAGAAGAAGAAATTACAGGTTCAAGCCCATTTTTTAATATGCGGCCAAAAGGCGAGACGACTCCGGACGAGTCTATGGCTGTGTCGCGTTTCTTGCGTGACAGCCTAGACGGCGATGGTAAGCTACGTCACGGACTGAACGAGAACTTTCAAGAGATATTTACGCAGCGAGCCGTCATTCACAAGGCAATCCACAAAGAGGAAGTAGACGAATGGGAGGAATACGACCGTATCGCGCTATTTGACAAGCTGGTAAAAGATTTTGTAATTGATGAAAACGGCGAGTATCTACTCTACGGGGAAATCGAATGGGAACAAGACATCGACTTAGACGCCGAGGGGGGAGAGACGGGCATTTATCGCCCCGTCAAGGTGCCCACGGTCAAGCTACCTCAAGAAGCCATCGACTTTGAGCCCGGCGACCCAGCCTTTGCTGAGATGCCCTATGAGTGGGGAAAGCTCGATAAACCGATCAAGCGCACAGCAGTCCTTGAAAAAGGAGCACGTTCAATCATGGTGGATAGCGACAAGTTTCTTGCCCCCATGAACGCCAAAAGTTTGGACGATGCCGATTTTATAGCTGAAGTCTATGAACGCTCAAACGACTGGGTGGCAAATTCATGGCTAAAGGCTCCCGGTCGCGAACCGTGGAGAGACGCCAAAACGATCTTTGAAAACGGCGACAGGCAAAAGAAACTCGACGCCGAGGACGAGCGTACCACCGAAACGGACGAGGAAGACGCCGAACTCGGGTTTGACGACACGAACCCGACACACCGGATTCACGAAATTTGGATTACTCGATCAATGAAAAAGGGCAAAAAGCCGATTCGCTTCATGGTTCGCTACTGCAAGGATGAGCAACGCCTGATTTATTACGAATATGCGAGTTCAATGCTTCCGCGCCCTACAATGCGGCATCCCTATTCTTCGATTGCGCTTAAACCAAAGGCAAACAAATGGTGGGGAATGTCTTTAGTTGAAAGCCTAGAGCAAGACCAAGAGCAAATTGACCGAAACATGAACCGCTGGATCTACCGCAATATCATTGCGACAAATCCTATCATTAAATACGACTCCGAAAAGACGGTTGAGCAAAAGGAGTTTTCAGACATTAAACCTTTCGAGATATTGACCCCTATCGCGGGCGCATCAATGGCCGAGATCATGGAGGCCTTTGTGTTCCCACAAGCGGAGATGAACACAAAAGACATCATCGACCGGGTTATCTTCTTCGTTCAGCTATGGCTTGGTATTTCTAATCTCGCACAAGGGGACAGTTCACAAATGCCAGCCAACCCGACTGCTTTTGGGCAAGATATGATGCTTCGAGAGGCTGGCAAGATCAGCAAGCGGTGGAGCCGTCGCATTGTCCACGGACTTGAGCAGCACATTGAGAAGCTTGCCTACATCGCTCTTGATACTATGGAAGATAAAGTTTCCTTCATCTATTCAGACGGAAATCAGGATATTGTCGATTATCTGGAACGTCAACAGGTCGAAAGCATGAATCTAGCGATTGAGCTTATCATTACGAAGGATTCAACTCAAATGACCATCGAGGCCAACCGGCTATCGGAAGAGTTGGTGTTGAAATATGCTGAGTTTGATCCGTTGACACGCATTCAAATCAGACCGCTTTACAAGAAAAACCTTATGTCACTAGGCTACGAGGACGTTGAAGACCTTCTCCCTGTCCCTGAGCCTGCCGAAATTACCGCATGGTATGAACAGCAGCAGGAGATGGCGAAACGCGAGGAAGAGCTTGCCGACGCAGAGCTTGAAGCGATTAAAGCAGACTCCACCGTAAAAAGGCAGCAGAAGGCTGACAGCGCACCCAAGCCTAAGAATGAGGCCAGTCAGCGTAAAAAGGCACCTCAAACACAATCACCAGCCAGCGGGCCACGCGGGTAAACACTTATGAGCACAAATGAAAACGACACCGCACACCTCCGCCTGTATAACGGCACTCACGAAAAGTCACCGTCTGAGCGCAAGAACCGCTTAGGAGCACTAGAGCATGAATCTGGCTTTGAGCATCTTTGCACTGAGTTCGCCTATCAACTTCACGTAGGCTTTGAACAAAAGATACTCGACCCCAAGACCAGCAGCCAAGAACGGGAGGTTTTAGTCAAAGCGAGAGCACTTGCTTGTGAAAAATTACACCCTAACCGGCTAATATCGTCAGGAGTGAAACGCGCAGAGTCAGCAATGAAGCGGCTTGAGCGCGAATCCCCGAAAAAGGCCGTTTAATTGCAACCGCTGGACGGCCCCCCTTAAACTCATGTAGAACTTAGGACGAACAGTTAATCACACACTAATCCACTACATATAAAATATCATGTCTACAGCATCCAATCCCTCTCCTGCCAAGAAATACAAGAACGGTGTATCCGGTTTTGTCTCCTGGGCTTATAATAACCTCAAGGGCATCATGCGCTTTGCTACTAATCAGGAAGCAGCCCTCGGCGTAGTCGAAGATTGCGCAGTCGATCCAAAGCAGTCTCGCGGCATCATCCCGGCATTCACGTTTACAGATGGCGAAGACGGCACCGCAACTATCGCCATTCAAGGTGTTGATGCTGGTGGTATCGCAGTTGCAAAGCAAATCGTAGTGGACGTATGGTTTGCCGCTACCTCTGGAGCTGCCCCTGCCGACTTGGGTAATGTAAGCGCATCGACTGGAACCATTCTTGGTGAGCCGACTACTGACGCCTATATCCGTGTTATTTCCGACGCCGCTGGCTCGATTGTGCTGGCATTTGACAGAACAACGGACGGCAACGTATTTGCACACGCCTCAATCGCGCCAACCCTTGTCATTGGATCAGTCGCCGTTACTGGAAACTAATTCGACCGTTTCAGTCTCTCTCTCTCTCCCACACTAACCCAAAAGGAACACCTGCACCATGGCCTCAGCTACAATTCAAAACGCCACAGAAACAAGCGGGAGCGCAACGCTTATTGCCGCTCGAAACCGCACACGTAAATGGATCATGGTGCAGGCCGACGCTGACAACGGCGTGTCTATTGCCATTGGGTTCAGTAAAGACGTTGCCTTTGCCGCCGATGATGCCGACGCAGGCATTGTGCTGGTAGCAGGGGCGCACATTATAATTGATCAAATGGGAAGCTTGAACGCTAACCAAATCTCGATTTACGGTGTTCATGCAGGGTCAAACGGGGAAGATCCACTTGTTCGCGTCATTGAACTTTAAGGATGAGCACTTACCGCGTTCCCCTTACCTTGATTGTCACGATAAATGAAAATGCCCCCCCGACTATTACTATAGACGCAGGGCAAATGCTTGATGATGAATCGGGGGAACTAATTTTATCAGAAAACTCAGAACCCATAGAAATCACCAAGCATGAAACTCATTAACTTCTCCTACCTTTTTTTAGCGGCGAGCCTATTTATAACAGGTTGCCAAATTCCTAATTCGGGCGAACTCGAAATCGGCGATGCATTCGGAAACGAAACGCAAACTCGCGGGTATGGCGCAAAAATAAGCGCACTCCCAACCAGCGACGGCACAATCGCCGATACGGACGATTTGCTTATTAACGACTACTCCGAGAGTCGAACCGAGTCAATTGATGCGAGTCAGCTTAAAACTTACTTTCAGACGGGCTTAGATGCCTCAGTCCTTGACCTGACCGACGATTACACTTGGACAGGTGCCAGTGACTTCAGCGGCTCTACGGTAACGCTACCAGCTACTGTCAGCGGTGGCCTTACCTCGTTTGAGGTAGCGGGTGCGGCAGCTACCGTGCAGTCCGATGTCGATACAAATGAGAGTGACGCTGATGCCGCCATAGCGCTCAAGGCTAACACAGCCGACACCTACACTCAGACAGCCGCCGATGCAGCGATTGCCACCTCAATTAGTAATCTGCTCAGCGGCGATCCTGTGTTTGCGGGGAACGTAGGTTTTGATGATACGCCAGAGTTTTCAGCGGGTTTAGAAGCCACTTTTCTTGAGTTTTCTGGAGGGTCTGACGCTACCATTACCCGCTCCGCAGCTGGGGTGATCGCCGTCGAGGGCGTCGATGTCTTGACGACATCCACAGGATACACCCAGACAGCCGCCGATGCCGCGTTTGAGGTAGCGGGAGCAGCAGCTACCGTGCAGTCTGACGTAGATCAAAATGAGTCGGACGCCGAAGCCGCCTTTTTAACCAGTTCGTTTAGCCAGCGCGGCATTCGCTCAGTGGGCTCCACTCATGCGCTTGAGATGCCGGCGCGTGATTTTGCCTTAGATAATCACTCCGTTCGTGGGGTGTTCAAGCGTCCGACAACTGACACCGTCCTTTGGACTAATCAACAGCAAGACACTATCGCGACATCGGCATGGAGAAAATCAGGTGGCGCAGGCAGTATCAGTTCTGCGGGCGCAACTGGCTTTACGGCATCCGGCGCCGTCACCGCCACCACTGGCAACCTCGCGCCTGATGTGGTGGTTGGACAGACGATTCGATTTTCTTTTAACGTGGATGTGGCGGCGTCAATTTCAAATATCCGTGCCAGATATTACAGTGGCGGGTTTATCACAATGTCTAACGAAGTTACGAGTGGTTTTGTTGATGGCGCAAACACTATTGATCTAGTTGCCACTGTTGCCCGGACGTCGTCGTGGGAAATCCAAATTACGCTGACAGATGATTGCGTGGTCTCTGTCACCTCGACAAATGTTCTCCGCGAGCCGTTGGGATCGCGTTTGATCTGGCAGCAAGACGGCAAGCTTAAGCTACAATTTGGGAATCTGACCGATTGGGCGACCTTAGAGTGGGTGAGTGATGCGTCGGCGTCCGTGGCGGTCGGTGATTACGCAGAAATTATCGCTTCAATCAACCGTGACGACGACGAGTTGATTTTTTTCGTAAACGGTCTGCACATGCAGGACAGCGGAGCAGCCAATGAATATCATGACATTTCAGCGGCGAGCGCGCAAACGCTGACGACCAAAAACACTTGGCTGTTATTCTCGGACGGCAGCACGCACTACGCAGGCTCAGCCGTGGAGGCATTTTGCTTTGACGCAGGGGCAATTCTGGCCTCCGTGGTCGCTGAGCGTTTCGCTGACCCCACCCTTTGGCTCGACTCGACGGCAACCTCCGAAACAATCGGCATTTGGGATTGGTCAGTCGGCTTTGATAGCTGGACAGAGGTGCGGCTGACAGGGCTAGCGGGGCAGACCATCGGCGGTGAGGGTGATTGGCTCAAACTCACTCCCAGCGTTGATAACAATAACCACGAAATGACGCTTAATCCCATAGGCACGGTATCGCCGAGTGGAACGTATATGAAGCTTAAATTTAAGGTGTATATCCCATCTGGACAGGCTCAGAATATAAACCAAATCCGTGCCAGGTTCTTCAATCTAGCAGGCACGGCGGGGCAAGTGGTTGCCACTCGAACACCGACAAAAGATCAAATTATGTCCTATGAAATTGATTTTGTGACCACCGAAGAAGCAGGCAAATTTTACCTCTATGTTTTCAAAGACAGCACTGAATCTTACACGGGCGACGCCACCTCGCATCTATACGTAAAAGACGTCGAGCTCTATAAAAATGGCCTTGATCGCGCGGTGGACTTGAGAGCCTCCGGGCTCACCAAGCCTGACCGAATCGGATCGGATGATGGCGATTATGTCACCGCATCTGGCATCACTGATACTGACCCCCTGACGATCAACTAATGCACAATCTACTGCTACTATTTATCCTCGCCGCCTCAGCCCTCTCGGCAGGCGTGCCGATCCGCTCGCATCCGCCGAAGGACTATCAGGTCTACCTGATGCTCGGGCAAAGCCTGATCCAGTCAGGTGCTTTCTCTGGCGACTCGGCTGCGATCAATGGTCGTGAGTTTGACGATCAGACGTTGTCCTTCTGGCAATCGCGCCCTGACAGCGGCAAGAAGCATGAGCGCACTCTCCGATATGCCCTCAACTATGGCGGTGATGAGAGCACGGGTTTCGATTCCGCGTTCGCTCGCGAAATGTATGCCCAAGGTGAGCGTAATATCGTCATCATTCGCTATGCAGTCGGCGGGCATTCAATCGTCTGTTGGGTTCCTTCAGGAGATCGCCTTGAGCCGATACCAGGAGGCGGGCAGATTGATCGTGTTGATTTAGCTAAAGCTTTTTTTGCCGACCGTCTCTCCTGGCTCACTCGCAGGGGGGATACCTATACCCTACGAGGCATGGTGATGTGGCAGGGGTCTAGTGATCGTGGCACCGCCGATCTATACAACAATTACGAAGCGCACCTTGATTTCGTTAAGGCCGATTACCGGGCTATTTATCCAAACTTAAAGTGGCTGCAAGTGGTCTCCCCCGATTGGGATGCAGCGGCAGGCGTGCTCGTAGTGCAGGGCGCACAGATCGACTCCTCTGCGGGTGACGCGGATGCGGCATATGTCCTGAGCGATCCCGCACTAGGCGTCACTGTATCCTACTCAGACGGGACTCATCCGCTCTCCGCTGATACCGAGCGCGTCGGCGTTCAAGCGGCGCGAAAATTATCCGCACTCGGATGGTAACATATCAAATCAAATCCACCGAACATATTTATGCCGCCACTAAAAGACTCCTCACCGTTTTGGAAAGCCTTTTTTGCTGTCCTTATGGTTCTGCAAATGCTCATCGCCGCACTCGTTGGCGTGATGTGGAACGACACGAGAGAAAGCCGCGATACGTCGAGGGCTAATGCTCTGTGGGTCATGACAATCAAGCCAATCGTAGCCGACAATGCTCGGCTAGTTCGCAAGCATGAACTAGAACTCGGAATTATCGCGGCCACGGAAGAATAAATTTACTATGAATAAAAAAACCATAATCCCCGCACTACTCGCAGTCTTAGCACTGTGTTTCACTCCCGCATGTTCGACACTACCGAACGGCGATTCGACCGAAGGAACCGCGTTTAACTTGAACACGCAAAAGCTTGTTGTCCAGGTGGCGACCCTTGAATACATTGGCGACGACGCGGATAAGGCCGCTCGCGTGCGAGAGATTGTAGGCGACCTGATGAGTCTTGACCTGCAAGGCGTCACCGCGCCGATTCCCCTCATTGTCGAATTGGCAGAGGGCGAAATCAACTGGAATAAGCTCACGCCAATCGAAGAGTTGATTGTCAGGGAATTGATACGCACCGCCGAAGACGCGCTGATGCGAAAGCTTGATGAGATTAATCTAGGGCTGACCGACTCCGAGCAGGCCGCAGTTACCCGAATGGGCATTAGTCAGTTACTCAACTGGATCGATGATGCCGCGCTAATGCAACTCATGGGCACCCGCGCCGAGAATGGCCGGCTAGAGCTCAACGCAGCACCGCCCTCCGAATTACTTGGGCTAGGCACTACCGAGGCCACCATACTGAGTAAAGTGCTAACCTCATTCCTTTTCGCGTGGATACGCAATGACGGAGAAATCGACGGCGAATTAAACCTCTAACTAAACCCTCTAATGGACGCTCGCGAAATATAATGAAACACTTCCGCAAATCAGACTCTCGCCTCCACCGAGGCCGTAAGCTTGATGTATCGCTTGCTCAAGATCCGCGCAACAGAGACTTTCGCATGGGTAGCGTCTTGTCGGCTCCGGTCGGCGAGCTGAAGTCAAAACGATGGGAGTGTAAGCCCAGACTCGATCAAGGGGCTGAAGGCGAATGCGTGGGCTTTGGTGCCGCTCATTGGTTTGCGTGTGCTCCACTAGAGCAGTCAGTCAGCAAAACACTGGCACGGCTGTTCTACGACGGAGCGCAGGATCACGACCAATGGCCGGGAAGCAACTACGAGGGCACAAGCGTGACCGGCTTGATGCGATTTCTTACAAAGATCGGCGTAATCGGCGAATACCGCTGGATATTCAATTTTGAAGAGTTGATTCAAACGCTCTCCCTTAAAGGAGCCGTGATTGTCGGAGCCGAGTGGCGTGAAGGCTGTTTTGAGCCAGATTTCTACGGCGTTATACGATTCATTGGCCGCAAAAAGGGCGGGCACTGCCTCTGCGCCGACGAGGTTGATTTTGAAAAGAAGCGTATTGGATTTGTTCAGTCATGGGGTCGAAGCCACGGAGTTGACGGAAGAGTCTATATGAGCTTTGACGATGTTAATCAATTGATGCTTACGCGTCCCTCGATCGCATTCCCTACCGAGCAGTCACTCGGGAAATACGAGTCTAAACCAAAAGTACGCCGATGGTGGCAAATTTGGAAGTGATGAAATGCGTGGAGCAAAAGACAGTAACCCGGGCTATCATCGCCGACTTGCGTGGTATCATTTCCGCAAATGGCTCTTTCCTAATTCAAAAATCCCAATCCCTGAAGACAAATGAGCACATCATTTTATAAAGCAGAGCCCGAGGCAGGTGGATTTCTTACCGATCTATTTCTCAAGGCGCACGACGTACCTATCAAAGAACGCCCTTACGAACTACTCCGGCCACTACGATATTACTCCAAGATACTTGGTGAAGTGATTGAGGCGCCCCAAGGCTACCGGACGGACTTTGCTAGCGTGCCCCGTATGTTTTGGCGATTAATCCCTCCCTTTGGCCGCTACCAGCGTGCAGCGGTCATCCACGACTATCTGTGCGAGTTATCAGGCTCAACGGGGATCAGCAGCAAAACAGCCGCAAAGATTTTCCATGAGGCTATGCTTATTGCAGGCGTAAACCGCGCAAAAGCGAGTGCGATGTATTACATGGTCGCATGGTTCGGCCCACGATTTAAAGCCACTTCGGTTTCCTAGCTATTAAGATGCTAGTAGGAGTTTGTTGATAATTCCCTCCTTCATAGCCACCGAAGTGGCCTAATTCGTGAATTGCAACCGCTTTATTTCTTACGTGAAAGTGTGCAAAGCTGTTCTTCATGGTAGAAGAAGCAATAATTGAAAAACCTCCCGTTGAATCTGAAAAGGCTCAACTCGACAATAAACCAACTGAGTTTGATCCAAATATCAGCGAGACGCAGACTCCCGAAACGGAGGCAGCAGCGACTTACCTGAAAGAACAGGGTGTTGATTTAACTAACGACGATGTTCAAGAGGCGATACTGGAAGGTATTAGTTCTGACGACTTGGTTGCTAAGTTCGGGAAAGCTCCCGAAGTAATCTCTGACGCCAAAAAGGAAGAGGAGGAATCTGCCGCCGCCGCCGAAGCCGAAGCAAAGAAAGCCAAAGAAACCGAAGAAGATGAAGATGAGGAGCCAAGCTTAAAGCCTGGCGACAAAGTGCGTAAGACCGTCGAGGACGAAGAAGAAGCCGCCGTTTACGCGCTACAACGAGCCATGGCGAAGCGTGAAGGCCGCAAGGTATCTTTCATGGAAGCGGCTAGGGCTTACGATTCCACCCAGCCAAAGGCTGATGTTGATAAAAAAGGCGACCCCGTAGAGGACGAGACCACTACCCAGTTCAAAACTAGCATTTCTGAGGTTGATCAAAAGATTACCGACGTTCGCGCCAAGATAAAGACTGCTCGCGACGATGCCGAGTTTGACGAAGCCTTTGATCTCCAAGAAGCACTCTCAGACCTCAAGGTTGAGAAAATGCGCCTGTCCGATAAAGCGGAAGCCTACGAATCAAACAAGTTGGCGACTACCGAAGCTGAATACAACGACGGCGTGACAGCCAGCTCAGGGAAAGTCTCAGAGAAATACCCCGCTTTAGGTAAGTCCGATTCTTTGGCTAACCTCGCGTTTAAGGCGTTCATTAACAGCAAAGACCCGAACGACCCAATTTTCAATAACACTGACTGGCCTGAAAGCCTTTCAGATGAGTTTGCCGAACTACACCCCGAAGTTAGTCAAAGTCCTGCCCCTAAAAGCACGGACGATCAGCCCAAGGTGGATAAGCAAACAAAAACAGCACAGCCGAAAGTCCGTCGCGAATCGCGAGCGGCTATGCTGGACGGCGGCGCGGGAGGATCTGAATCCCCTGCAACGACCGATGAGGGCAGTAAACCCCCGACCATGGATGAAGCCCTGGCCGCTTACGAAGAAGTAACCAAGGATATGACTCTCGGTCAACGAGAAGCATTTGACCGGACACTTTACGGCTAAGCAGCCAGTAGCCGATTTCACCGCGAAGGGATCTCCACCAACTATAACAAAATTCAAAGAAATCACATATTATGGCACCTTCAGTACAAATTGATGGACGCACACTACTCAGTGCGGCAGTGGCTAATGATGCGAATTTCCAGCAAAAGTTTTGGTCTAAAAAGATCAAAGTGGATGCTCGTAATCGCAATCCATTCAGCCTTTTCATGGGCCCAGAGAAATCTGGCTCGCCCATTTGCGAAAAGACCGACCTCAAAGCAGCCGGTGGCGACACCGTAACCTTTACCACTACTGCCGACATCGGTGGCCGTGGTCGTTTCGGTGAGCAATCGCTCAAAGATCATGTCAACGAGTTCGAGTTCGGCACCTACCAGCTACAAGTTGGTAAGCGTCAATTCGCAATCGGTTGGCAGCACCTCCTCAAGTATCTCAAGATGCGCGGAAACGACATGACGCCCGAGCAACTTGCCGATACCCTCAGCACTCGCTGGTGGGCATCTATGGAGCGCGACGACATCATGCACGTCTTGCTTCGTATCGCTTACTTCGAGACCTCAAACCGTAACATTATCCGTGCTCAAGGCCGTGCAACGCAAGCTGAACTTACCTTGGCCGATACGTTGTCAACGTTCGAGATCGAGCAAGCACAAGCCCGGATGCAAGCGCAAGGAGCTACACCAATGCAGGTTCGCAAGGATCAGTACACCGGTGCAAGCATCCCTCGCTACCTTGTGTTTACCCCTGCAAAGGGCGGCTACACTCTGGACGATGATCCTAAGTGGCGCGAAGTCGTGTCTCGTGGCGGTGCTCGCGGCGTCCAAAACCCCTTCTTCACTGGAGAAATGGTTCCATGGCGCAACATGCTGGTTTACTCCTGCGAAGTTATTGACGACACTAGCGATGGTCGCCGTCAGAACGTGCTTGAGCCAATCGCATACTTGGGTAAGCCAATCGCTGACGAGAATGAACTCACTATCACAGGTGGCGGAACCAAGAATCCAACTGGAGCGAAGACCAATGTAGCCTTGCATGACTACTTTGCCAACTTCCCCGGTTACTTCTGGAACGTTCGTGAAGGCGAAACTGCTCCGACTGACACAAACACATACTGGGCAATCCTGTATAACACCCTTGATGGAACCTACGAAGGCATCAGCTACGACGCTGCAGCCATCGACGGCAACACCATCGACGGTGACGGATCTGGCACAGTGACCCGCGAAGTAACAAGCATCTTGGGAACAAGCCATGCTCTTTACAGCAACGTTCACAACACTGCTACGGGTGATGTCCTCATCATCCCTTGCACAGTCAACGGTGTGCCGCTTATGCGCTCACTGGTATTGGGTGCTGACGCGCTTAATATCGGCAAGGGTGCTTTCGATGCTGAACGTATCGAAATGAACGATGGGTTTACTCCTGTCGGCAACCCTTCTGACGCGACTGATAAGGCTCGCGGCATCCATGGTATCCGTGGCTACCAGTCCCCTCGCGACACAGATGGTCGTGCAAATGGCTTCTTGGTCATTGAGCACGCCTACGACTTGCCTGGTGTGACTCTGGTCGATATGTCGTAGTTGGTCTTGAACCGCTGATTTACAGCCCCTCCTGGCTCCCATTTCCGGGAGGGGCTTTTTTCATAACAGACATCACGAATACGAACAAACGAACCTTACCAATTTATATGAAAATCTTACTCCGCACAAATGGCTATTCGGCCAATCGACCAACCTTAAAAGTCCTCTCCGGACGTAGAAAAAACATGTTGCTACGACGAGTCGGGAGAAACTACGAAATAGAGGTTGTCGCCGATACGATTGAAGAGTTGAACAAGGAAGTCGGAGACGCTGTGCTGGCTTGCTCGAAAGCAGCAATCTCGATTGTGCCGATTATCGAAGAGATGGTTGAGCCTAAGAAAGAGATACCCGAGTGGGAAGCCCCTGCTCTCTCTGAGTTAGACGAGGCGGGCTTACGCGGGCTTTGCGACAAGCTAGGCATCTCGCACAACCTTCGGCACGCAGAGAACGGCTTACGCGACATGCTGGGAGCTTACTATTTAGGGCAAATTGACTTTTTCTGGACATTTAAAGTTGAAGGAAAAAGACCGCCTCCGATTCCAGCGGAGTTCATTGAAGCCCAAAAGCAAGCCGCAACCGAAAAGCGGGAAGAAATCGAATTGCAAGTGAATGCAGACGCGGCCACGCAAGCACCTCCTTCTGCCGACAATCCGCTTGAAATGGATACCGATGGCATTGTTGCCTACATCGATAGCTTCGGAGAGGATGGAACCGCTCTCATCGAATCGGTTTATAAGCATATCGGCGGCAAAAAACTCGACGCCCGTCGCAGCCTCCCAAACCTCCGCAAGATGGCCTTAAAATCAATCAAGACCAAGCAGGCGAAAATTAAACCCTCTCAAGTATAACAAACCATGGCACGAACCGTAGCAGATATTGAAAAACGCCTAGCCAGAATGCTTGGCGTAACAGGCACCAACCCTGTAAGTGGCCTCGCAGACGGTGAAGCCGAAGACTTGCGCGATCTTGTGCAGGAAACGTTGACCAAGTGCTTTATTCCGGTAGACGGAAGCCGACCTAAATGGTCAGAGCAAAAGCTGGCATTAACCTTTCGCGCTCCAGTCACGGCCAGTATTGGCGTTACCAACGGTTCGACGGCAGTAACGGGAGTTCCCAGCAGCGTAATTACGGGGGAACGTGTTATAATCGGGAATACGCTCTACACCTTTGCGGGCAACGACAAATTGCTCTCTGAGTGGGCGGACGCAACTGGTACCGTGTCAGCTACCTTTTATCAGGTGTGCAAGCCCATTCCCGTGAATGTCAGCGGGATTGAGGCTCCCGTGAACTGCTTAGAGCACGGGCCGCTCTCCCCGCTGATGGACGAAGAACAAGAATTACTCCTTCGATCCTACTATCAGAATGACTTCTACCCGCTTTCACGCGCCTATCACTCGATCACCAATTCAAGGCGTTACCGTTCCGACCCGAAGGGCTACGACATTGGCGATCCATGGTTCTACTACATCGATAGTGCTGCGGTTGATGGTTCCGTGTACCCTACGCCGGTCACGCCTTCAGGAGCCCTTCAAGTCGAATCTGGCGACGATAATATCGAAATTGACGGACTCACCTACAGCGGCCCATTGCCTGCGCACTTTATTAGTCAGCGCATGTATCTTTACCCGTTCCCAGATGAAGCCGTCACAGTTGAGTATCGCGGTACGATCAATCCGCGCATCGTGGACGATACTACCGCAATCCACCTTCCAGCCGACGTAATGGACGCCTGCTTTATGCCGATGGCGCGATATGCGGTAGCAACGCACTTCCCGAACTACCCCGGCGACAATGTGGCGTTGCTACGCAGTAACTCGCAAGACGCAATAGCACTCCTCAAAACCCTTGGACGGCCTCAACGTCGCCGATCAGGGCCACTTAGTCCCGCTCAAGGCTGGTAATTGATTATTATGGCACTCTCAAGATACGGACAAGCCGATAAGATTTACGATGATGGAACGGGGCTACTGTCTTCCGTCGTACGTCGCTACAAGGTTGACGGGCAACATACGACCGTGGCTCAACTGCCGACAGCGGTGGTTCTTGGTTACGAGACCCCCGACGAGGAACATAGCGACTGCCTACTTGCGCACCAATCTGTAAAAACAAGAGAAGGGGCTGATGCTCAAGAAAGCATATTGACGCGGGTTTACGTTCAAATCCCCGCCGACGCGGCCACACTTGTCCAGATGGGCAATGACCTTGTGACTTACAGCGAAAACGGGCTGAAGATGGTCGAGCAGCGGTTCTTCGGCAAACGGACGCACGCGCTCGCAGGAACCGTTGGCACGACCGCTGGAGGGTCAGGCGACATAAACACTTTGATTCTATCCAGTAATGGATTCGCCGAACGAGGCAAGGTCTTAGCGATCGTTGTTAAGCGATGGGCAGAGGCAGGCATCCTGAACCGCAGTGAGGACTTAGTGGGAAGTCAAAAGGCAATCACCCTGCAAACTATCGGAGCTGATCCGAGCACGCCAGCTGGAGGCTACTCGCTGGCTAGAAAGTCCGAAGGTAACTATCAAGGGTTTCAAACCAACGATTTCACCTTTCTTAAAAACAACGTTCGACTTTCTGTCTCCGAAGATCTAGTCGGCAGTCAAAAAGCACAAACTCAGCAATGGTTTAATCCATCATCGCCCAAAACTCTTTTCGGCTATTCGCTTGCTAGGACGCAGACAAGTGACTTTGATGGCATTGAAACGTCAAGCTACACGTTTCTAAAGCCAAGCGTGCTAAGTCGCAACATCAGCACACAAAATAACGGCAAACTTATTATTGAAACCGTAGAAGCGTTTAACGAGAATCCAACCGCTACCACAGCAGGAGCTGTTCAAATTGGAAATCAACTTTCTGACGTTGAAGGAATTCAAACACGCCGTTTTACATTTGCCAAGGGCGAGGGTCAAATTCGTTCATCGACACAGCCAGGGCGCGTTCCAGGGACAACAGAAGTTACGGTAGTTTCAATTGGAACTAAAGTTATTCCTACTGGATCTGTAATTGCCGAAAGCGAAACGGAAAGCGACGGTTACATAACTCATTCTGTAACAGCGGTTCAGGGGACAATTGCAGGAATCAAAAGAACTTACCAAGATGTTGCAGATGTAGATGTCCCTGGAACCGTTGAATGCTCTACAGAGTCTTTTTCATTTCCTACATCTAAAGATTCGACTTCTGGGACAATTGCAATTACGCAAGTAGTTCCGCCAAGCCGTAAAAAAATAACAGCAACCGTTACAATTGAAGTTGGGCCGGACGCACTAGGCACAATTGATCCAGCTTTTGATATATCTCAAATTTCTTGTTCCGTTTCGTCGGTTAAAACTAATGCCAGCGTAAACAACGGAACTGGCGGAACATTCTGGCGAGGCGTGTGGCATCCAGGTTGGAGCCAGAATTTAGACGCTTCTGCCAGAATCCAAACTTACCCTGGGTGCTATTTGACGGTGACATCTTCTTCGGGGGCAATTTTATATCAATCGTTTAGTGCGCCAACAAATGAAACCGCTGGCGAAGGCGTGCGTATTGACACTGGGAATTCCGCTCAAACAACAACTTGCACTGGATCTGGATCAACTACCCTTGAAAACTACGTAGAAACTGGCCTTATTTCTCGCAATTCTCGTCCTATTTTAGTTTTAACGGACGGAACTACTTACTATGAAACAATAACTTGGAGCGTTAGTTAATGGACACTGAATTTGAACAAGACCAAGAATCGCGAAATAACTCAATTGAATTCCGCCGTGATGCTGACAATTTCTATAAATGGAAAAATAACCAAAATGATCGCTCGGCAACTCCCATGGAACCAGAAAGCAAAACCGTTCATAGTCCAATGGCAGTTTTAACCGATGGAGGAACTAGCATTCAGGGAAGCACGGGAAAGCTAGCTGTAATTTTGTGCGTTAATGGTGTTCCGTTTAACGCCAGCATTTCTGGCACACTTCAAGATAAAATAACATAATGCCAGAAGCAATTCCATTTATGGCACTCGGCGTAGGCAACGGGTTTCCTTTTATACCTGAAAGGGTTAATGTTGAAAATTTTGATTACTGGATAACGCTAGGCGGCACTCAGAAAGGGAGCACTCCAACACCACTTGAAATTGCAACTTCGCACATAAATGCCGTTAAATTTTACTGGAGCCTTTATCGCGCAAACTTTACCCTGAGCGCAACCAGCCCATCTTATAGCGCTACCCTTAGCAGTGCTTTATTAAAAAAATTGGGGCTTACCGATATGCCAACGCCAGTTCAACGAGCTTGTGCCCCTCGTCTTGAGTTTGAAGAATTTGTTATAGATCCACCATTTACGTTTGTTGCATTAGGACAGAGTGTAATTGGCCCCGTTGAAATGTATAATGGGGTTACTACTGACAACAACAATTTTGTTGGATTTGGAATCAAAACTTTTATGCGTTTAGAAGCTTCTGGACGCAGGCCTGAATCTAAGGTTACGCTTCATTCTTACAAATATGCTACACCCATAAACACTTCTGATCAAATTGTAGACGTTCAATATGCCACTTTTCAAGGTTTTCCCGTTGTGTCGTATGCTAGCGCAAAAAAAAGATCAAACGCAGGTTCCCTTTCTGCCAATGCTTTAGCCTTTACCGCTTCGGCGGTAGATGGCAACATCAACGAAGAAACCGTCGCAACAATGGGCAGCTTTGAATTTTACACTTATCCAAATACTTAACCCACCCACACCATGAGCATAATTAACAGCACACTTTCCCTTTCGCAATCGCCATCAGGCTTACGGATAAACGCAAACGCGCTTCGAGCTGCCGAAGGTAAGGGCTTCAATAGCACAATTGTATCAGTAGGATCGTCCGACGAAACAATCACGCTCGGCGATATTGTGACCCCGCAACAAATCGCAGTCTCGCTCCTATCAGGCTCGCCGGTGCTGGTGGGTCTCGACGGCTCCACGTATCCATTTTACCTAAGCGCAGCAGGAGCTAGTGCCTTATTTCCCCTCGCAGTGACCAGAGAGGTCAGTGCTATTGTGGCGGAGGCTGATAGCGGAGCTTCACTATCCTCTAAATACTTTGTCCTGACCGACCGCGCTGGCACGGTATGGGTATGGCTCGACACGGGAGAGTTTGCCACTGTCACCCTGACGATGGACACACAGCCTAGCGACGGAGACACCCTCACTATTGGCACGCGCACCTATACGTGGGAAAGCACGCTCTCAAATGTAAATGGCAACATTTGGATCGGTGCTGATTTGGCCGCAGCAAAACTCAACCTTGGCTACGCCATAGCAGACTCGGGCGGAACACCTGGCACAGACTATGCCGCCGCCATGACTGCCAATACTGAAGTCAGTCTCGCCGCGTTTGCTTCAGACGACGCAATCTTTACCGCTCTCGCCGCAGGCACTGCCGCCAATGCCTTCGCCTCTACGGAGACCTTTACCGCAGGCACCAACGTGTTCAGCGGCACTACCATGTCAGGCGGACTCGCAGCCTCAGCCGCCCCCGCAGGCTCGCCCAATCGCAAGCTGCAAGTCAACATCCTACCAAATGCCACCGCAGCCGCCGTCGCCACCGCCCTGCAAGTCGCGCTTGATGGCGATGCCGAATTTATAGCCAGCGTATCAGACGCTACCGTCACCGTGACCGATGCCCACACCGGCACGCGCACCGACGCTGCGGACGGCGATACCGGGTGGGGTAGCATCACGACCACCCAGCAAGGAGCGGCCAGCCCCGTAATTCACCTGAAAAGTGAGTCCGACAGCGAAGTGCTAGTAGCAGTCGCTCCGCAATAAAGTGAATTGCAACTGTTTGTCAGCGTCGAAAAAAACGCTTTAGATTCTCTTTATTATGCTAAGGCACCTACCGACTCGCGACCTCAAGGGGATAAACACCAATCTGGACACGACCGATAGAAGTCAGTCCTTCTTTAGTTCCGTGGAGAACTTAGTGCCTTGGCCAAGCGGCGCATTTTCCGCGATGGTCTGGACGGGCGCCACTGGAGAAGCTGGCAGAGGCTCCGAAATAGTGCGTGCCGACTGTAAAGCAAAGATCGACACGGCCTTAACCGCAGAAAGCTCAACAAAGGCTCACCTTGTCTTAATCTCACTGACAGCCGGGAACGATCACGATTTGCTCTGTGTCTGGTCAAAGCAGCACGCCAAGCCGTTGATGCTATTCCCCGTCTTGAAATCATGGGAGGGTGAACTATTGGCCGACTCAAGTTACCAATGCCCTGGCCCATTAGCAGGAGCGGAGCCTAACACTGTGACTCTACTGGCATCCGACCTTGATCCGACCCTGCTTTGCTACGCTTCCCGTATTTCTGACTTCATCGTCATCGGCAACGGGACGGAAGCCAACCTTGAATACACGCCGGCCACTCAAGGTATTGCAGCATTTGCCCCAGTATCCCCCGCGTTCGGTGATTACGCGCAAGTAGCATTCCCCCCCTGCAAGCATTTCGTGATGGGGCAAAACCGTGAAATCTACGGTACGGGCAACGTTACCAATAAACTTCGGGTATGGGCTACCAATAAGCCTGGAGCTCAATTCCCCGTATTTAAAGGACTGGAAAACGAAACTACCACCTTCACGGACATAACCCTTGTGGGCGCGACAAAGATCAACGCACTATCGATGTGGAATAACTACATTACAGCGCATACGGATACGGGTTCCGTCAATCTATTCGGAGTCAACTCAGCATCCGACACGTCAGGCTTCAAAACCGATCAGCGACCCGCGGCATGTTCCGCAGGCGCATCGACACCCGATTGCGTAGAAGACGCGCAAGGGCAAGGAGCCTACTTCCTTGGGAGCGATAACCAACTTTACTACGATCAATCAATCCGAGGTGGGCCGTTTAATAAGTATGCCGATGCTCGGTTGGATTCACCCTTGGCGCAATATGGCGACTGGGCGCAACACATGGCACCCTATAGCGATGGAGACTTCCGGAGTGTCATCTACGACCGAGAGCGCGGCCTAGTCTATATTTTCGCAAAACACGACGCGACAGACTGGGGAACGGCGATGTGGTGCTACAATGAGCAGAACAAAGGCGTGACAGGCCCTGTGACGGGCGTTTGCCCTGATCTGGTAACATCAGTCACGCTTGCCCCTAATCGCATCACTACGCTCTTAGCTATGACCGTGGACGGCGTGATCCAC